TTCTGTTTGGTTCTCATATTCAAATCCCCAAACTTCAACCATCATGGATGCCTTAAAACCCTTTTGCCCGGCCGCCGTAAATTCATCACGGCCAACCGGGTTGATTTTTCCAAAAACGTCCTTTTCCAGGTATTCCGTTTGGTTCTTTTTAATTAACAGTGTCACTAATGCTTCTATGGTAGCCACCGCCTTTGATTTTCGTACAAATCATGTCATAGGATGCCATTAACTCGTTATGGTTCTCCGGGTTGCCAAAATTCGCCTTGGTATAAATCAATGCGGCTTCGATAATCAAAGGGTCTGTGATGTTTTCCGGGTCCAAATAGTCCTGGTGTACGCCAATACGCTTTAAGTCCGCAAGGGCAACCGCTACAAGTTGCCCCACGTCCTCGTCTAAAACGTCATTGGATGTTTTACGCACCCTTAATTTGGCCTTGGCAATCAATTCTTTCTCTGTCATGCTCTGCCGCCTTTCTTACGCCATCAACCTTATGCCCCAGGGTTCTTCACACGGATAAATCCGTTCTTGGCAACCACATTTCCACCCATGAATACACACGCCTTATAAGCAATCTGGCCCTGCTTAAATTTGTACTCCGTGGATTTCTGTGCATCAATATCACTGAAAATAGCCACTTCGTAATTGCTCAACGGGCCGTACGCCATGCAATATGCGTCTGCGGTGCCGCCGATTTCTGCACATGCGGAATTGATAATGTAAGGCACTTCGTCAATGGTTCCCGTGTTTCCGTGGTTCATAATGGTGTAAACTTTGCGGCCCTGTTTATCTCTTAACTTGGCAAACTTTTTAAGGTCTTTCTTGCTAAGGATAAGCACCGCCATATCTTCCACATCCTCGTCCCCACCATAGGAATAAATGATTTCATCCAGTGTTCCGTCATCAATGGCGGTAATGGTGGAAATGTCGGTGTTGCGGTCAATAATGTCATCCGCTGAAGAAGTGGGATTGTAGAAAATTCCACGGAATTTTCCAGTTCCGCCAGCACCTACCAAAATCTGACGGGAAGCGTATCTTCTGATTGCACGGGTCACGCTTTCTTCCACAACTCCGTCATAATCTGCATCCGGCAGTTTTGACATTTCTTCCGGCTCTTCTGCGTATGCCGTGATTTTCTCACGCACAATGTCCGCATATCCAAAAGTCGGTTCAGAAGTGTTGTAATCTGTGTTTTCCGTTGTGCTTCCGGCTCCGTCCCCGTAAGACTTTACAAAAGGCCGCTGATAACTTTCGCCGCCAACAAGCGGAACGGTCCTTACTCTGTCAATAAGGGAAGAAACATTGTTGAAAGTCGGCATAATATCCGGGCTTGTATGATGCGGCATTACCACCCCGGTTGCCGTGCTTAATGCGTTACGGGGGTTTGCAAGGGCTTTGGCCTTATAGGAAACTTTTTTACCGTCCTTTAAGGCTTTTCCGCTCTTTTCTCTTACCTGGTTTTTCGGTTCGCTTCCGTTTTCTCCCGGTTTTCCGTCCCCAGTATCTTCCGGGTCCGTGCCCCCTGCTGCCTGGGCGGCCGCCATTAAATCTTCCCTGGCTTTAATCTCGTCCAGGATTTCCCCAATGGTTCTGGCTTCGTCCATGGCATCTGTCAATTCCTGGCCGCTTAACGCCTGGGCGTTCTTTCCCAGGTCTTTCAGTCTGTCTTTCAGTTCTTTCTTTGACATTTTCATTAACTCTTCTCTTGTCATGTCCTATTCTCCTTTCTACTGCCCCATATGGGCCATGGTAAGTGCAACAATTTGGCTTCGTTTTTCCTGGTCCGCCTTGTCCTGCTGCCCGGCGGTTTCCCCAGGTTTTAAAATATCTTTGGGGGCATTGTGACAATATAACTTTGTGTAGTCCTGCACGGCGGCGGCAATGGTGTTTTCCTCTCCAACCTTTACCCGGAAATACTGGGCGGCCTGGGTGCCGTTTAACCATGTTTCCTGCTCCATAAGTTCCTTTATTGTTTCAATGTCCACGCCCTCGTTTAGGTGTTCGGCGTAAATGCTCCAAATACCGCTTTCCACGGCATCCAGGGTGTCCGCCATTTTCCGCATGTCCGTGGCGTTTCCCTCGCACCCTGCCCATGGCTTATGTATCATTAAATAAGCATTGGACGGGATTGTGGGCATATCACTGTCCGCAAATGCGATAACGGAAGCAATGGACCCGGCCAGTGCATCCACATAGACGGTTTTCTTTCCTGCATACCGTTTGAGCATGTTGTAAATGGCAATCCCGGCAAATACGGAACCGCCGCCGGAATTGATGTAAATATTTAAGTCCTTTCCGTTTGCTTCGGTAAGGAAATTCTTGATTGCTTCCGGGTACTGGTCCTCTTCCTGCCATGCTCCCCACCAATCGCTTACAATGTCCCCGTAAAAATAAAGGTCCACGCTTGTTTCCGTGGCGTTCTTAAACTCATAAAATTTTTCCACGGTAGCGTGTGCGGCATCCTTGCAAGCGGTAAATCTCTTTTTTGCTCCTGGCATATCCTTAACCCCCTTCCATGGTTTCTAAGTAAGCACGGGCGGCCGCTTCCATTGCCCGGCGTTGCTTGTCCTGCTTTTCTGTCTGGTCTGTGCCCTCTCCCTGGCCGTTCTGTCCAACCTGGTAAAGGCTTTGGTCCCCGGCTTTTACATAGTTCAAAGAAACCATACGCACGTCCCCATCCTCTACCGGTCCATAATACATAAGTGCCCTGTATTCATTTATTGTCATGGCTCCACGGTCAAACATGTTTCCACCTATGGTGTCCCTGGTCTGTAATGTGGCATACTGCAAAAGATTGGCAGTAAATTCAATCTTGTTTCCGTACCCAATTTCCCTGGGTGTCAAAAGTTTAAATGTAAACTCATATCCCAATTGGATTGCCACGGGTTCAATGACGTTTTCATAAAAAGAAATCCATTCCTGGTCTGAAAGTGTGGATGTTAAAACCTTTTCATTTACGCCGTAATAGCGGTATACGTTATCACGCAAGAATGTAATTTGATTGGTTGGCACGTTTGGCGTGCGTTGGGCAATTTCTTTAAATTCCACCGTACTGTCAATGGCTGCAATCCCCCCGGCGTTGTCGGCGTTCATGTAGGCATCCTGGAAATCCTTGGCAATCTTTTTCAATTCTTCATTGTCTGCCAGGTTGTTATATCTCAAATACCCGGCAAGTGAATTGGAACGGTTGACAATGTTCTTTACTGTTTCGCCGGATGTTTCGATAAGGTCCAGGCTCCGCTTTAACTCCAAATCCGGGGACGTTCCCAGGAACCGCTTTTTGTTGTACCTTGCCTTGATATGAATAACATTTTGGTATGGCACTGTGTAGGTTTCCCCGTCATAGTCCCACCGGAAGCGGAAAAGGATATTATGGCGGTCATCTTCAAATATGCGGTAACTCTTCGTAGTAATCGGCTGTATACTCGTTATCCTCGTGAAATCCTCGTTATAGAAAATCACGGAAAAGGAATTGGACGTATAAACCAGGTCAGAAGCAATGCGGTAAAGGAAATCATAGGTTGACATTTCCGGGCACGGCCGCAATTTCAAAAGCCTTGCCAGGTAATCGTTTTTAATTGTCATGCCCTTTTCATCCTTTCGGATAACCTGGGGCGTGAGTTTTCCCACGTTCTTTGCTATTGCATCCGCAATGGCTCCCACAATATCGTTATCCCGTAGGGTTCCCGTTGGCACATACTCCCCACGGCTCAATAAAAGTGGTCTGTACTTTGCCCTAAAGGCTCCAAATACATTGGCTATAATTCCCGTATCAAATACCCCCTTTCCTCAAAAATAGGCCCATGGAATACACCCATGAGCCTATTGTAAAATTATTCGTGTTGAAATTCTGACCCAGTTTAAACCCCTGCTGCCAGGCGGCTTTTATGCCGCTTCGTTCAATAGTTTCTTGCCTATCTCGCTATGATATTTTGAAACCATTGTCATTGCATCAAAGACGGAAACCGCCCCGTCTATCCTCATACGTTTTTCAATCTTAACGGGCTTCATGCGGCTATCATTCATATTGATTTCCACCGCCACATTAAGAAGATGGGATGCCAATAGGGTATTATCTCCCAGGTTATATTTACCGTCTTTTAAATCGCCCTCAAACTGATGTAAGATAGGCGTTAAGTTTGTGCCCTGGTAAACGTCATCCACCTGGAACCCGGCCATTTTAAGGTCATCAATCAAATACCCGGCCATGTATCTGTCATAGCCGATTTTTAACGGGCGGATTTTGTAAACCTTTACCAGGTCAATAAACCATTTATACACATCCTTATAGTCCACCTGGTTTTCCCCGGATATTTCCAAAAATCCCTTTTCCCGGTAAATGTTATATGGCACGTTATCTTCGTTCACGGCTATTTCATACCGTTTCTTTGGCATGTAGAATTTTGTAATAACATTCCATTTTCCGTTTTTCCAAATAACGATTGATGCCGCCGTAAGGTCCGTGGTTCGTGAAAGGTCTATGCCGCCCACACAATAACATCCCCGGTACTCTTCCAGGGTAATCTTTATATCCTCGTTTACCGCTTTCATTACATCCCAATAGTCCAACCATGCCACACTGGAATTTTGCTTGATATTGCAGTATTTTGTCATAAACTCCACTTTCTTTGAAAGGGATGTTTTTGCAATCTCTATTTGCTCTAAATAAAATTCCTCTGATACGGACACGCCCAGGTTTGGGTTACTCTTTTTCAATTCCTCTATTGTGTCCCATGCTTCCAGGTTGTCAATCATGTAAATAAACGGCAAAATCCTGGTTTCTTTTGAATTTCCTTTGAGGAATGAAGTAGAACGCCGCATAAGTTCATCATAAATTCCATCATTGATGTACCCAGCCGTGGATATTGACATGATAAGCGGCTGTTTTCTTGCACCCAGGGCGGAAGTCATAACCTCATACTGTTTTAGTCCCTGGTCCCCCGGCCATGCTTCCATCTCGTCATTGACAACCATTTGAGGGTTGAAACCATCCGACTTTTTAGAGTTAAACGCAATCTTTTTTACACTGGTGTTAAACTCTTTAATATAAATATCACTTCGGCGTTTCTTGGTTATGCTTTCCAGTTCATCATCCGCCTGGACAATCTGGTAAAAGGCGTCATATACAAGGTCTGCCTGGTCCAGTTTAGGGGCAAGGAAATAAACCTTTGCCCCGTACTCTCCATCTATGTAAGTCATGTATGCCGCTATGGCTGCGGCAAACAAGGTTTTTCCGTTCTTACGGGCCACCACAATAAAAACTTCTCTAAATTGTCTGTACCCGGTCTTTTTATCCATAATGCCAAAAATGGCACTTACTATGGCCTTTTGCCATAGTTCCAATTTCAGTAAATCGTTACGTCCCTCTGAATGGTGGCAAAAGTTTTCTATGAAGTTGATAGCCTTATTTGCCTTGTCCCCGTCAAAATCCCATTTGCCACTTTTCAAACCATCTACCAGTATTTTGTAAATGGTTCTTATCCATTTTCCAACTGTTACGGCGCCATTTTCTATGGCTTCCCAGTATTGGAAAACATAGTTGTTATCCATTCCGTAACGCTGCCAATCTGCTTATATTTTTCTTTTCTTTCGGTGGCAAATACTCAATAAGCGTGTGAATAATTGCCGTATATTGGCGTGAATATTTTTCATAAATCGTGGCTGATGGGTGGGCCTTTACAAACTTTTGGGAAGCGTTGACCGTTTCCGTTGTAAGCCCCTCTTTTTTCAATTCTTCTTTTGCCTGGAAGCAAGCCACTTTCAAAAACGCCGCTTCCTCAACCAATGAATTTACAAGGCTTTTCTTGTCCTCGTCATCAATCCCGGCAAACATGGGGGCTAAAAATTCTATCTCTTTTTTTATCCTGGCATTTGTCAGTTTATTTATTCTTTTGGGTGCTTTCTTCCCATTACTTTTTTCATTTTCTGCCATATTCTAACCCCCCTCATATGCGTGCGACCTTGCAGAGTTTTTTTGAGGTATCTCCCTCGGTTCTTTCGGCCCCTCTCAAAATCTGCCCACCGGGGGGTGGTGTCTGCTGCACCATTTCTTTTGGCGGTAATAATTTTCCGTCACTATCAAAACGGTAACGGGTGTTAGGCTTTGCCTTATGCTCTTTGTTGTGGCAATCCTCGCAAAGGTATTCCAGGTTTGCCGGGTCCAATGTCACGCTTGCATCATGCACATTGTTTGGTGTGATGTATTCTTTGTGGTGGACAATCACACCGGGAACATAAAGCCCGGCCGCCTTGCACCGCTCAC